AACGCCAAGTCTATCTTTGATAAGAAAAACGGTGATTTAATAGATAGCCACGACTTTGTTATCAGGTTCAATAACGGATTTACAATTAAGCCAGAAAGTCAGGGAACCACAACAACAATGGTTATGTTGGCTCTTAATATGCCACCAGAAAAGCTAGACCTATATCACGCAAAATGGATTGTAAACCGCTCTAACCACTATGACAACAGAGTGAACTTTATCATACCAAATCCAGACAGAAAGCGTATGAGGGACAAACTAGAGGCGCAACCTAGCACAGGATTTATGGCCATTGATTTATGCTTATATGCACAGGCAAAATCAATAGACTTATTTGGTTTTGATGGGGAGAAAACACCAACATTCTACAACGACCCTAACTATGTTACTCAACACAATTATAGAAAAGAACAAGAGCTTATACGTTTGTATGAGAAAAATAATTTATTAACAATCTACTAAAAGGAGAAAATCACAATGAAGATGGGAGAAAATGTTGTTTATAGGTATCAAAATACAGTAAGAGTTGGAAGGTGGACTGGCATTACCAGAAACCACCGAGCCATTATAATGTCACTTCAAAAGGGGAACACTGCTTTTTTGATTAGAAATATGAACCAGATTTATTCTCTGTCAGACCTCGTGAATAAATATGGTCTGGGAACGTCAGAAATGACCGTAGAACAACAAAACGAGTTTGAGCAGAGCAGAGTATCTAAAAGATGTGGAGAGAGCCAGAAAGAGCCTTTTCTGAAGTTTTAAACAATATGGTATTATAATACCTATTCTTTGCTTCTTAATTGAGAAACAAGATTGTTATATCTATTTATTAACTTTTGTTTGTCTTTTTCTTTGGTTATCCTAGAAAATATCTTAATTGCTTCAATGGTTATTGTTTCGTTTCGAACAAACTCCTTATCATCTCTGTGTAATGGATATTGTTCTTCACTCATAACCTCTCCATCAATCTTATCGTTTCCATCTTGGCTCGCTCTGCAACTTTCCTTATTATATCATTTGTTGCTAACTTTTGCATTTTGTCATATCGACAAAACTGCTTTGCCAGATGTATTTGCCTCTCCGTTTCAGTTATCATAGCTTCACGAGCCTCAGCCTCCGCCTCTAAAAATCGAGGCAAGAAATCTTGTACATACTTACTCATATTCAGGCTCCACGATTTTTCCTACCAAGAAATCGCCAGTTCCGTCATTATCATAGAATACGTCATTAACTTTGTCAAGCATTCCTGCGATACCGTCTTGGAAAACAGGGATGAAATTACGAACCAAGCCACCATTTAACCAAAACTTAAAATAGTACATCTTAAAACTTGCAAACTCTTTTGGACCTCCAGAGTAATAAGTACCAAACAGAATACATGGGGTAGTATTTGTAAATACTCTACTTCTATCAAAAGCAACCGCACTCCCCTCACTCCAAGAAAGAGAATCTTCACTCAGCTTATAAATACCCACTTGCCCATTTGCAATTCCAATGTCTGTTCCAGAACTCGCCTGATAACCAGTATTAAAGTTATTCATAACCCTATAATTCGTATAAGTTCCTATTCCTGGCATAACAGACCCACCAGACCAATTATCATAACACCCAAACCAAGATTTGTTTCCAGCAGATTGCTGTTGAATACTACACTTCATTTCAAATTGTAAAGTATTGTTCCAGTTATCTATTCCAGTATAAATAAATTGAGTGCCAGAACTTTCAATATAATCTAACTCTCTAGCAGGATATAGAAAATCACCCGTACCAGCGTTTAAGAAGCAAGAGTGGGTTACTCTATCAAACATAAAGCCTATACCATTTTCGTCTATGGCTGGCTTGTAATCACGGACTAATGTATCACCAGACCACCAACGAGAACTGTAATACTTTGCTAGTGCTGGCGTATAATTTAGATACCCAAAGTTCCCAAGTGGGGCAGAATCAGATATGCTAAACGTTGCAGTGTTAAATGTATTTATTAAAGTACCATCAAAATAAACCTTATTCTTTTCTTGCTTTATTAAATGTCTATTTGTATCTGGTAATCCTTGTTGCCAATAAACGTTTCCAGCACCGTATCCATATTCTAAGTAATTATTTGTCGGCGACAGCAAAGACCCATATCTTGCGTTCATTGAAGAAGTTAAATTACCAAATAATCCAGCGCGAGACTGTGTAGCCTGTGTAAGTTGATAGTCCAGCTCAACAGAGGAATTATTATCTAGTTTAATACCAGTATCAATATACTGTGTACCAGTGCCTTCCAGATAATCTACAAATGGATTTCCCGACCATAGAGAAAATCGCTCATTTTACATCTCCTTCTAAAACATATTTGAAACGATAACCACCCGTTTTTTTTAACCTTCCCTTGCAACAATTACATATATTAGAACACCTTAATCCAAGAGAACTAGCGGCTTCTTTTATAGAATCGTATTTTTTATTAAGCTCAATACACAAAACAGGAATTACAACAGGAGGTTTCATCCCTTTCTTAAACATTGTAGCTTTACATTTTTCATAGCGTTCAGGTGTCATACGAACTCCTTTATTCCAAGGTATGTGTCCCTTCATAGAATCAGACATCTTTTTTAGTCTTTCTGGCGTGAAAATTGATTTTATTCTTTCGGATTGTTTTTTCTTTTGTTCCTCTGTCCACTTATGTCCTAAATTATATTTATTACCTAACGCTCTTTCTTTCATCTTTTCAACCATATACTGTGGTAATTTTTTACTTTTTGTCCAAGGTATATTACCTTTTTTAAATTCGGTTTTTGGAGAACGATGATGCCCTTTTTGAATTTCAGATAAATGACGTTTTGTTTCTTCTTTTTCAGGAACTCCTTTTTGTGCTAAAGATATTTTCCTTTTAGTTTCTTCTGTGTGCCCACCAAGAGAACCACCGTGTTTTAGATTATACCCGTAATTATGGTCTAGTGATTTATATTTTTGAATATAGTATTCTTCAAGAACATTGGCATCCTCAAGAGTTAAATCTGTTTCAAGTATAATATGTTCAAAGTTTTTCCATCCATACTTTCTAATTGCTTTAACAAAATAAGTTTCATCTGTATAACCCCTACCATTCGCACCCCAGCGGATTTTTGGGTCAATACCAGTTTGTCCAATATAAACCTTGCCGTTTATCTTATTTTTATGCAAATAAATGGTATATTTTCTATCTGACATATCAAGTCCCTTGATTATAGAATAACTGTCCAGTTACCTTATCATACATACAAGGTGTGTAGTTCCAGTCTAAAACAGGAATATAATCACGAACTAATAAACCATTATTCCATATTTTAAAATAATAAATTCTACCAACCAAGCCAGATACATCATCTGTCCCATAATGATGCCGTTTAAATAAATATATAGAAAGATTTGTTGCTTCTGTCCCAGATAAAGTATTCCCAGTTAAAGCAGTCCCATTTAAACTACCCGACTGACTTCCATTCTTATAACTTATCTGAACTCTTATATCTGTGTTTATGTTTGGTGTAGAACCAGCTATCCAAAAATTACCAAGATAAGCCATTGAAAAACCACCACCAGTTCCATTACTTCTTTGTCCAAAGTTTAGGTGCTGTGAAGAAGAACGTGTACCAGCAAAAATGGCGTTTGCTGTATCCTGAGTTTGTCTGTAAATATAATCTACATCAAACTCACCATTACCCAAAACACCTGTGTCAATGTATTGGCTCCCATCAGATTCAAGATATTCCACTTCACAATAATAAGGTCTTTTCTTTTTAAGGTTAGAAAGAATACCAGCCAACTTCCTACGGAGTGGGCTTTTACCACTTTTTGAGGTTACAATAGAACCAATATTAAATTGACCTGTGCCTCTATTATAATACATTACACCGTTTACACGGTCATATAACGCAGGGATTAACTGATTATCTATAACAGGAATAAAATCACGAGCTATAATCCCATTGTCCCAAATCTGACAACTATAAACCTTTACTTTTGCATAACGGGTATCCAATTCCGTACCACTAGAACCAGTATGGCAGTTAAATAACAGAATTGAAGATGGGTTCGTAAATGTTGTAGTTGTAAAGGTATTCTTGACAATCCCGTTCACCCTTACAACATTTTTATCCAAATCAATGACATATTTGGCGTTTGGCGTGGTTATATTTTCAACACGATATAATTCTGTTCCATAACCCAACTGGAATCTATCAATCACGTCTTGATGTTCCCCCAAGATAGGATAAAAATACCTACCACGAGTAACATTTGTCCCATTATAGGTTCTTGAACCAAACACCGCCCTAATAGATGTTGTATCTGTTAGTTGAAAATCAAACTTTATTCTGGTGTTTTGGTCGCCAGTAAATCCAGTATCAATGTATTGTGTCCCAGTAGATTCAATGTACTCTACTTGGTATAAATAAGGCTTCGTCATTAAACCTCCTCAGGTTCTTCTGGTATTTCCTCATAATGATAGTTTATTACGATTTTATCTTCTTCTTCGGTATATTCTGGCACCTGATAATAACCCTCTTTTTCCTCTAACCGATTATCCTCAACAGGTTTATATCCCGCATTGATAAAATCTTCTTCACGAGGATTAGACACAATTAAGTCCCCGCTTACCAAAATCCTACCACCAGCAACCTTTAATTGCCCATCAACCAACTTACACAGCATTGTTTCCCTCCACTTCAGCTACAAAATTAAACCCGTTATAATGAATAATTATAGTATATACCTTATTCGTATCAGGAACAAATACATATTGATTTAATGCACCATCAAATGACACATCATCTCCACGAGGGTTCCAGTAAATAGTACCCGCGGTTTCCGTAAATGTCGTTGCCGTACTACCAGACTTAAATGTAATCTGACAAATAAACCCAACAGTAGGGGTAGAAGGTACAGCAACCGTTAAAGATGTTTGTTCTCCGCCCTCATATAAAACATTATCCGACAGCGTTATGCTATCTGTTGCAGTTAATGGCTGTATTGAAATAGGTGTTTGGTCTGTTTCAACAATATCACCAGCAGAATCAGTAGCCAATATCTTGCCACCATTGAAAAGTGGGTCTTCCAAATACAATTCATTTTGGTTTAACCCAGTTGCACCATCAAACTGTGTCTTTGTAAGGCGGTTTATTCGAAGTTGTGTTACTGAATTTTCTATATTTGACATCTATTATCCTTTCGGTTGGAATGTAAACGAGCCCGAGCCCAAATTAGTATAAAACACTTTATTCACAATATCAAGCATACCTACTTCATTATCTGACTTTCTTTTAGCTGGTAAGAAATTACGAACTAAAACACCATCATCCCAAATCTTAAAGTCATACATTTTACATACACCCGTACTACCACCAATAGGCGAGCCCAAGTTGTTATCCTCAAAAATCCACAAATTATACGGTGACTGATATGCGCTTTGCGTTATTGTTTGTTGCACATTGTAACTACTATTATCGACACTCTTTACTGCAAATATTGTAGGGGATATGGTCATTTTTACTTTTGTATTATCCACATAGTTGTAAGCGTAGGCAATTTCATCATCAGAATATTTGCCATAATATCCCACAATAGGCTTGTTAATTTGCGATGATGTAGATTTATAGAACCCATAAGTATCGTATGTAGGCGAACCAGACCATCTACAAGCAGCTATATTAAACGAATTTGTAAATGAGGTTATACACTCTATTGTCGTGTTATTGTTTGGTTTAAAACCAGTATCAATATATTGCGTTCCACTTGCTTGTATGTATTCACCGATTTCATAATCAGGGAAAACGCTATTGACAATTCTTACGCTTTTCTTTGGATAATCACTACCAAGAGCAAAAGAATCTGTGCCAATGTTTGAATAAATAGTACCATAAACCTTATCGAGCATATAACCAACATTGTTTTCATCCCGAACAGGTACTAAATCCCGAACCAAAACCCCACTATACCACATTTTTGTATAGTAGATTCTACCATTGAACCCTGTTTGATAGGTGGTATTATTTGAATTTCTTTTAAACAACCAATAGTTCATACCACAGTTAAATGAACCAGCAGTACCTGAAAATGCATATTCTCCACTATCATATTTTACTTTTCTACTAGCTACATCAATATACATAGTGTGTGGCTTTGTGTCTGTAGGAATTGAAACAGAAGGATTATTGCTATTTGTGTTAGCAAAGTATTCTATTACAGCCATATTATTACATTGAATATGATGTCGCAACGTCCCAGTAGAATTTAGTGCACCAAATCTTGAAACACTAGATGTGCTATTTAGTTTATACTTAAACTCAATGTTAAGGTTGCTATCGGCATTTATTCCCGTATCAATGTATTGTGTTCCAGAACTTTCAAGGTACTCCACAGGTGTTAAAATATGCCCATAAGTAAAACTACCTGTTCCTGCATTATAGAAAGCAGTTCTTGATACCTTATCAAATAAGCAGGGCGTTCCTGTTGGGTCTAGGCAAGGAACATAATCCCGAACCAATGTATCGCCGTCTTTTATCTTACAGCAGTAAAGTTTTGCTTTTGCCAAATACTGTGGTGTGCTGTAATTCATACCAAACAAATACAGATTAACCCCTAAGTTATAAGTCGATGAGTCTGAACCACTCGCTATTGTTGTGCCATTGACTTTCATACTTTGAGAGCCAGAAGCCAAGCTGGTTTCAACAAAATATCTCGTATTTGTAACAGGTGTCGTCGAGGATTGTGTCGCAGAGCCATATCCATAGTAAAAATATGAAGTACTTGACGGTCTGCCACAATGGCATAAATAGAACCTGTTATTCCCTGACCGAGCGTCTAACATAGAATAAGTTGTCGCAACATCTGTATATTCAAAATTAAGAACCGAACTTAACCCTGATTTTGCCACAACCCCAGTATCAATATACTGCGTACCACTTGTTTGGATATAATCCAACCTCTTATATCCTATTGGAAGTTCACCACCGTCTTTAATAAGACGAAGTTTATGAGCATAAATATCCTCACCAATGCCAAGTTCACCACCACCAGTATTGCCAAATAGGAAGTGCGAAACCCTATCAAACATATAGCCCACATTGTTTTCATCCCGAACTGGAATATAATCACGCATTAAACCATTTTGGTCTGAAATCTTAAAATAATAACAATCCAATGATGGAAGTGTAGTTGTTGTAGCGATATTGCCGTGGTCATTCAACGTGAACATACATAACGGATAATTTACAGTAAATGTCGAAACTTCATTTGTTAAAACTATATTATTAACCTTACAAATGTTTTTATCCTTTACAATCGTATAAGTTGTCCCAGACACAAATCTTTGGTCTCCAGATACACGGTTATTATAGTCAGATGTTATGTAACCAGAACCATTACAACCAAAACCATACCCATCACCAGCAACTGTATTGTTTCTTGCTAAAAATATCCACTTGAAGTTATTAGTTGTGCTTTCGTTCATTTTGAACTTAGTTTCAACAACTGTTTCGCTATGTGGTCTATATCCTGTATTGATATACTGAACACCAGTTGTCCGAACATATTTTACAGGAATTATCTTACGCCCATAAGTAAAATCACCCGTACCGACATTATAATATGGCTTTCTACCAACCTTGTCATACATACAAGGTACACCCAGTGGGTCTAAGCAGGGTATGTAATCCCGAACCAACACACCGTCCTGATACATTTTTGCATAATACATATTCCCAATAAACGGAAAGCTAGAAAACAACGAGCCTTTATTGTTAATTCCAAATAGATATACGTTCGCAGTGTTGGTGAATGTTTGCTTTGTAAATGATGAAGAATAAACAGAACCATCCATTCTTGCATCCACGACATAATCAGTATCAGTAAGGTATGACCTTAACCTTTGGTATTTGTCAGATGAAGCACAATTTACATTGGTATAAGTATTCCCATACCCAAACTGTTGGAACGTTGTACCTTCGTTCACAGTGCTTGCGATAACCCAGTTTCTACCTGCGTCAATAGAACGGGAACCTATCGCACCACGCCCACTTTGAGCATAAGTGTTTTTTACCCCTATATCAAAAGTAAAAGTACCTGCATTAGCACCTGGATTATACCCAGTATCAATATACTGGTTCCCATTAGAAGCAAGATACTCTACCTCTGTATATCCATAAGGAAGTCCGCTGATATTGTCAAGTGTTTTTACAAACCTCATCAATCTACCCAATCAACAAAAGTTGCCGCATTTAATGTTACATTCCCGCTTACTGGTGTTATATTATTAACAGATTGTACGATTCCAACATCATCATTGAAGTCAGATAAATTCTCGCCTTTATAAGCAACATCTTTCCAATTTGGGGTATTTATGTCACCTATGTTTACTTGTATCTTGCCATTACTTATGCTACCAGTATTTTGAACCCTAAACCAACCGGAGTTTACTTTCCAGCCATAACCACCAATATAAACTGTTTTTGCACCGTCAGGATTAATGTAAAAGTCCGCCCACGCCGCACCAGTAGCAGCCGCAGAATCTGTCCAAGAATGTGCGCCTAAACCAGCCATTCCACCATAAGCACCCATCAAGAAAGTAAGGTTCTTTGCACCAACAAGCATACGTCCTTTCCAACCAGCGGTAGAAGATGATTCTGTTGACAAGGCTGCAAATATATTCTTCTGCATACCATCGCCATAATCAGTTCCGACAATAAACTTAGCGGCTCCGATTGTTTGAACCGTATTTGTTGTGCAAATGTTTTGAAGATTTACAACATAATTTGAATCTGGTGTAACGACCGTTCCATTTAATGTAACACCGCTTACTTTTGCGTTTAATGCGCCGGCTAAGTTGCTATTATCGTACGGGTCACCGGCAATGTTTACAAACGATAATGTCTTTTGTGCATTTGATTGTAATCGCCAATTCGTACCATCATAATAATAGACATCGTCAACGGCTACTTCTGCTGTTTCCACCGTCGTAGAAGCAACACCTGTTGTATATGTAGCACCATTTGGTTTGTAATTAGTCCCACCACCACTCGCAACAGTTCCTACAATAAAATAGTCACCAGTTTTATAGGTGTACGGACTTTCAGGTGGGTTACTCTGCGCTAAGCCTGTTGCACAGTTCCATAATGCTAAAAAACGACCACGAGCACTTAAATTATCAATCTGGTCTTGTAATTCCTTACCCATATTAGCAGACAAAGGCTTATTCGTAGCAGTAGAATTAACCGCATTTACAACATCGCTAGGTTGAAGGGCCGCCCCAGCGATACCATTAACTTCATTTATAGCCCCCACTAAAGTATTTTTCTCTGCCGTTGTTAAATTAGATAGGACACCAATCTCTGTCAAATATGCCCATAAGTCGGCCTGTGTGTTGATAGAGCCTTGAATGTTGCCCCATTCTGCCGACGTTTGCGTGTTGGAAATTTTAACAACACCACCGACTTCCGTAATTGCAATCCCGTTGCCAGCGTTGGCAGATGTTAGCTTCGTTTGAAGTTCTGGTGCGTCAGTCACAACAACAAAATCATCAGGTCCAATCGTTCCAGCCTGGCGAGCTTCGTCAATTTTAGCTTGCGTTCCAACATAAATGACAAGTTGTTGAACTTCTGTATCACTCGGCATCTTTCGGTTCCTCCACTTCTTCGTAGTTGTCCTCTGTATCATCCTCTTTTAATATAACAAAGTCAAGCAATTCTTCATCGCCCTTTTTACGCAGTTTGTGTTCCGGGTCAGGATAAAGAATTGGTATCTCTTTTGTAATAATGGCACCATCTGGTTTAAACCCACACCAAACCCCGTGAACGCCGTTTAAAGTGCCGATATATGTTGTTTTTAAAATCATTCAGATATATCCTCCAAAGCGTCGATAACAATATTTTTGATACCAATATAGTAACTACTTCTAGTTAGTACCAATTTATAATACTTATAGAAGCCAGTTCCACCAGCATTTAATGTATAGCTTGAAGAATTGGATGTTGAATAAGAACCAATTTGGTCCCAATTATTATTGTCATTACTTCCGTAAAGCACTATTTCTATCGCTCTATAAGTACTTGATGACCATGTGAGTGTAATAGAGTTTAGAGATAACTTGTGAGGGTTATAAAAAACATACCAGTTATCGCTTGAATAATTTGCTGACGACCACGCTGTTGAAGTAGAAGAATCAACAGCTTTATAAGCATCTGTTACAGAACTCGCTGTTACAGCAAAATTACTTCCCCCTAACGTTCCATTAGACGTTAAATTAGGTCTTGTAAATGTTTGTGTTTCTCGTTCTTCAGGGGTATATGTAATTGTTAAATCTTCACCTGTTGTTTGAAAAGACTGATTTGCAGGTTTGTATTGTGTCGAACCTGTGTTTTTATAAGTTAGTGTTTCACCAATTACATTGTTTACATAACAAGAATAAATCCCTGTTTCTTCTTCAATCAGTTCAATCGGTGTATCTCTCCAATACAATTTCGAACCATCGAAACTACTTCCAGCATTTATTGTTATTTTATTATATGTATAATATCCCATGTTAATGGTAATTGTTCTTTCATCGTTTTCTATAAAGTTCCCCTCTGAACATAAAACATTTTCATTTTCATTATTTGAAACAATATAATAACTTGTATTCTCGACCGATAAAAGCGTGTTTCCTTCTTTACAACCGTTAAAAGATATAGTAGCGTTTTCTGGAATTGTTTCAATAGTTAAATTCATCGGTGCTCTAAAAACAACAACAGTATCTGTTCCACCAAACCCAGACCAAACATCTTCCCAATCTCCTATAATAGGCTCTAATTCAGATGGAAAATAAACTGTGCAATTAGAACAACCAGATAACATACCACCGAACTGGTTAGTATATTCACCAAAAGAATCTGCATTTAACGCTCTAAAGATTAAAACTTTCAATGACGTTGGTGCAAACGTAGTCAAAGCCTCTGAATAAAGTTTTTTCAACTTTGGAAATTCTATAAAGGAAATATTTGTCGGTCTTTTCCCAAAAAAATAATTAAACCCATATTCGCCCAATTCTTCTAATGAAGAAAAATCAACAGTTGTAAGTTTTAAAAAATTAGAACTATATAACACACGTCCAAAAGAGCCATTAACAACTTTTAATTTTGGAAATTCTATTGTTTCCAAAGTGTCAGCTTGTTCTCTATAAAAATGGTCAAAAACATCATCACCGATAACTGTTTCTAAACTTGGGAATATTATATTTTTAACTTTTCTATAAATTATTCCTTGAAAGAAAACCCCATCACCAGTTATTGTTTTCAAATTATCAAAATTAAATGAAAAGATAGGAGCACTTCCAGCTTCATACTCATTATGTTGTGCAAATGCATCAAAAGAATTATTACCAGTTATACTTTCTAAAGAATTAAAAGATATAGTTTCAACAGAGCCACACCAATAAGCGAGTTGAGAACAAGCATAATCTCCACTTACGTTTCTTACAGAATTAAAGTTAATATTTTTTATCGCAGAACTGGCAAAAAAATTATTAAAAGCGTTATATCCAGATATATTTTCTAAACTACCAGAGTTAAAAGTTGTTATATTATCGTTACCATCAAACAAAAAACGACATCCATCGTCACCAACGTCTTTAACAGCATCTGGCATTGTATAAGATGTCCCTTGTACGACCTGATATTTACCACCTTGTGTCAATTCTCTACCAACATATTCTGCGTTACCCTGCACAATTACAGGGCTTACCATCTGATTTCCTAAGTACATTACACCAGCCATTATAATCTCCTTATAACGATTGTTGCGTCGTCACCTTTTGGGCCTTGCTCACCCTGAATACCTTGAATACCCTGTGGGATGCCAAAGTTTAATACTAAATGGTTAGGAGTTCCACCGTTTTCTACATACGCATCAGAACCAGCAGGCAAAGTTTCTGTCGTTCCAACCTCAACACTTACACCAGCCTCCACAGTAATTTCAAGGACGTTCTCGCCACCCTGCTCAACGTTAATCGTCATTTCGTAAGGTCGTGTTGCGATAGAATCACCGTGCACAACGCTTACAAACTCAAACGGTATTAAACTCTCAATAGTGGCCCTTTTATGAGTTCTATCATAAAAACGCAAAACACCATTCTGCATACCAAACGGCATACTCGCCGTTTCTTGTGCAGAAAAGTTTATATCAATTACACCACTTGAAATATCATTAAACTTCTTTGTAATACCACAAAGAGAAAATACAGCCTCAAAATCAGACAAATTCCAAACTTCTGTGTTTAACCGTAACGTTAAGAATTGTTGCCCATTGAAGTTTGTATCATCTCCCTTTACGACAATTATTGCGCCGCTGTTGTCAGAAAAACTCATAAAAATTCTCCTTTTTCTTTATTCTATCAAAAAATAAAGTATAAGTCAAATCACTTGGCTTCCGTACACTCTTTTAAATATGCTCTAACGAAAATATCGTCTTTATATAATTGCTCTACTGTTTTCCATTGTGGCTCTGGTAAAGCGTGGCACCTTTGCACTACAACATATTCAGTTTTAGTGCAAGCACTGGCGCAAATCAAAATTCCAAATAGTGCTACATATTTCATCATCTTTGATTTCCTTTTCTTTATCTTTGACAACTTGAGCAGCAACTAAAATATCATTATTACTTCCAATAACCACTTCAGTAGCGATTTTAGCCACCTCCAAAGCGTGTTGGTTATATCCTTTATCATACGCATTCTTAATACTCCAAATATAAAATATAGCGAGAAACACTAAAAAAGAAAATACAATAATTATCTTTGTTTTAAAAGTAAACATATTAGTTATTTTCTCTTTCGCAGGCTTCACACATCTCTAAGTAATGCTCACGGCAATCTGTACTATACTTTTCTGTGCAATCATAAGCAACGACATAATCATTACACTTATCGACAGCACAGCCAGTTAAAAACAAACATAATAATAAATATCTCATATGTCCCTCATGAAGTAGTCGAGCTCTCTGGCACGCCGTTTAGCAAGCCCCTTTAATTGCTTTACACCGAAATCCCACTCCTTAAATATGTTGTAGAAGTCCTTTTTGCATATCGCTGTGTAAAGTTTTGACTTCTTAAACGCCGGAGCTCCGACATTATAGATTAAGCTTTCCAATGCCTGTTTTTGATTTTCTGTTAATCTGTACGGAATAGTAGCAATAACTGGATTAGCGTTCTTAATCAACCAATCACGCACAAGTGCTTTTGCCGGTTCTCTTTCGATAAAATCTCCACATTTAACAGGGCTTCCATCTGCTTTTATTGTCGAACCATAACCGTATGTCCAAGGCTCTTTGCCTGTTAATGGGTCGGGATATGCTTGTGCTACATAGCCCTCAAACTCTTGAATAATATCGTTCATCTATCCCCCTTTAATTATATCTCCAAGCCCAGCAATATTTAATTGAACACCAAGCCAACTAAATAATCCAATTATGATAATCCAAAGAGTTATCCAAAAATATTTTGGCATATCTTTTAATTTTTCCAAAAATGTTTTCTTTTTCTCTTTTTTCTTATCTTCAAGGATTTTTAATATATGGTTCACAACCTTATTCATATCTGAAACCTCTTGCCGAGTGTCCCGAACAGTTTGTTTAACATCCTGAACTTCTTTTTCAAGATTTGTCATTCGTTCCCCCATTTTTTCGGAGTCCTCAATAACTTTAGTAAATAACATCAGAGTTTCCTCCTTTGTTAGGGTTTTTCTTTTTTGAACCTTTATAACATCAATGGCAGAACGAACATTTTGGCACATATTTTACTCCGATGGATATGGGAAATGCGATTCAATATAAGCAGTAACTTCTGCATCCAGAGCAATATAGGCTTGTTCATCCTCTTCTGTCCAAGTACCATTCGCCATTTTACGTGAACGAGCAAGCGTTCTATCGTCAATATTCGATTTACGATAGTTAACTCTCATCCTGTCAATATCATCATAAGTCGGTACATACGGCTCATTCTCAAATATCTCGAACTGACGCACATCATCAACAGGGTCTAATTCTTTGATATAAGCGTTGTTTTCGTTGCACCAAGTAGCCGCTTCTTGTGGGTACATCTCACTAAATTTTTGTCCTATATAATATTCGCTCATTTTTTCTCCTTTAATATCCTATTGCAATCCAGTTGCCAGATGTTCTTTGAGTATAAAGTTTAACAGTAGTAGTTGTTTTACTATCCCAACAACAAGCGTCAGCATTTGTTGTATCTCTGTTTTCAGTACAACAAACAGAATAATTTGTGTTTGAAAATGCCGTTGGGAAAGTAATTGTTGGGTCTTCTGTTGAAAATCTACCCCATTGGATTATAACTCCGTTACTTAGTTTTAAATATCCGTTAGCCCCTTTTGAAATAGCTTTTGTAGCTATGGCTGACCCAGCGGTTGTTGAGTCTGGCACCATAAGCCTATCACCTTTTATGCTTAATTGACCGCTTGCGTCTTCAATAATTCGAGATGTGTAGTTAGCACTAGAACCAGCAAAATGGAAATCAATAATACCACCTACCGTTGTTGATGAACTTGGGACTAATTCAATACCAGCACCAGAACTATTTATTTCAACAGACCCAGTAAATTTGTTAGCCCCAGATAACGTATTATTTCCAGAAAATGTATTATCAGCGGCTAACTTTGCATAAGTAGATGAAATGGTATCTCCATTCCCATCACCTGTTGCTTTAGTCGCCGTTGCTGCATTACCATCAATACTACCAGAAATAGTGCTTGAAAATGTTTTTGTGCCAGCTATAGTTTCATCACCAGTATTGTGTACAACAGTGCTGTCTAGTGCGTACAAGTCATCACTGTCCATAATAAGTTTCCAGTATGTAGTATTCGTAACAACATTACCAGTATTGTTGTCTGCTAAAGAACAATAAAGCTTAAAAGAAGTACCAGAAATTATTTTAGCCAAACTCCCCTTATAATAAGGTGTGTTTGCTTCCCACTCAGGTATGCCTTCTTGAAGCATATAGGCTTGCTGATAAGAAATGCCATATTGAATACCTTGGAATTCCTCTAAGGGGGGAAGCTTATCTCCTTGTTCAATAGCGTCATCCCAACCATTCTCAAAAGCACTCAAAGATTGCAATGTAGCGACATCATTACTTGTTTGAGGATTACCGGCTTGTAAAGAACCAAATACACCATTGTTCGATGCATTGGAAGCAAAAACCTTTTGATATACCCGACTTAATCTAGCCATTTTAATCTCCTTTTTTATATAATAACATTTTTTATTCTGTTTTTCAAATCACTACTGTATCACTTTATCATAAGAATACATCTCGCCATCTTTTGTCGGGTCATTATAATCTCTAAACCCTGTTGTGAACGGATGTGATGTATCAGTGTATTCAATAAACCCAAAGTACTTCGTTAAAGCAGCCAAATTATATGTATATCCAACCCCTGTCGGATGTGGCAAAATCTTCTGCTGAACAGCCGCTAGGCCAACATTTTCCCAATCACTTCGTATATAATATGTTAATGTCATATTAGGATTACCATTACCGTCTTTACCCTCTACAACACGAATACCAGTCCCAAATAAATTATATAGATTGGTTTCTAAACCATAAAGAGTTCCAGTACCAGTATTAACAATTATATTTAATTTTAATAAAATTCTAAACTCATCATCTGTTAATACGGCCTTTTGATTGTTATTATCAGTATATCCTCTATCTGCCCCAATGTATTTGGCTAATATATCTAACTGTTTACCTGTCGCAGTTTCTAAATCAAACCCATCACGTACAGACAGAATTAAATCATCAGGGAACATTTTTGCTATTGACTGTATTGTCGCAGAAGCCCTCGGCTTAGAATTATATTGTATAATCAATAAGTTAGACAGATATTTCCCATAATCAAAAGACATATTATCTCCTTACAACACAGTTGGTGTTATATCACTTTTTGCGGCAACTATCTTTGTTGCGATTGTTGGCGCAATATATTCTACCCAAGTTGTACCCCCATCATCAGATATTAAAACATTTAAAGCAACACCGTTACCCCCATTAACATTTATTGCTTCTTGTGCTAATGTTGTGACATCTGAAGTATTAGCACCCTCTCCAATACCAAAGCTTAAATTATCTGCTATATATTGAGCGATAACATCTGTATCAAATGTTGCAGTCGCTAATGTTTTCTGAATATTAAACTTAATAGAAAGTGCCTTTGTAATCTTATTATCCCATTTTGCCACAAAGTTTTGTCCGCTAGGTGTTAAAATAGTATATGATTGAGAACCTTTCATACCACACCCAGCACTTCTCTTTTTAAAGATTGTATCGGCTATATCTGAAGCGGTACCACCATCAACGACAACCCAAATTGAATGAGCGGGTATTGTGTCAACAGTTGAGTTCGTTTCGTTTTCATAAACCTTTACATCAACCATACCTTCTAACTGCGATAAAGAAGCCTGTAATCCATTTAAATACCCAGTAGAGCCTATTGATAATGATTGACGTCTGCGTATCTTTAATTGAGCATCCGTTTCCTCGTTTACACCAGTTGTACCTGCTGTTGGGTTATTAACAGAAATAACGCCTAAAACAACCGTCACTGGCGTTGTAATTGTGTTCGGTGTTGTTTCTACTGCCCCGATTTCTTGCGATTGGAACTCAATATCTGTATGAGTTCCAGCTTGTAAATCAACAGAATTAGACAACAAGAACTTTGTGCCAGCATCATCTTGAATAGTATATCCAGATTGGAAATCTTCACTTGCCCCATCAAGATGCACAGCACGGTCTGTCACAATCGTAATATTAACAGTTGTTCTAGTACCACCCTTACGATAAACATTGTTAATCGCACAACGTTCATCAAGAATACGACCAGATGTATTGTCGGGGTCAAAAGAATCATAAGTCTGTTTCAATATTTCTCTAATGTCAGACCCACCTTGGGCAAATATATTTAATAACTGTCCATCTGGAGAGTTTGATTCAATGTTAATATCATCTCCATATATAGTTTTAAAATCATTCTCAAGTTGCGTTACTAATTCATCAAGCGTTGCAACAGTTAATCCAGAAGATGTAAAAGAATCAGCCATTATATTTTCACCTCTATCGTTTCATTAAAAATAGTTTTAAACCTTAAATTACAATGATAACTTCTATCAATTATTTCACTTTCAAAGAAAGACAAATCAACAATGCCATACTCGTCAACAACAATCTTTTTAATAGCTCTATCTAATTGTGACTTCTGGTCTTTTGTCCCAATTATATTTTTCCAGTCAATACCAGCAGTATCATCAAAGAAACAATCGCCAATCCAAGATAAAATCTTGCTTTTTACATCATAGGCAATGGCCTCCGAATCTGTAGCGTAATCAGACTTACCTCTACCAAAACTCCAATCCCAATTACCATCTAATGACCTAAAAATCATAACCTCTCCTATGATATTGCCGTAATAATACCATTTACCACGGTAATCGTTTTACTATCAGACGATACAAATGTTCCTGTTGCCGCATCTGTCGCATTTAATGTGGGAGCGGTAACAGCCCCAGTAACATTAGCATCCCCATTAAGGTTAATTGTACTATTATTGACCTCAACAGTTTCTCCAACAATTATACTTGAATTGTCTGAATAATGCAAATCAAGATAATCAGAGTATGACTGTATTGCCTTTGGCAAAGAACGAAGCCCAACAATCGCTATAGGGTCTGCTATATTGTGCTTACGTTGGATAAATGTCTGTGCAGGTTCTCCAGTATTTTGCCAACCATCCTTTTGATAGTCATTGAATAATACAACACATTCATCTCCAGCAGAAATAGGATATGATGTGTATGCACCACCACCGCCCATAACAACAACTGGCACATCCTGAAGCTCTGGATAGTCTAATAACTCGTTCCTTGTTGCAATATACTGGTTTTTCATCTTATGCAATATCTCTATATTGCACGTTTGTTTTGTTTTATCAAAAGAAAGTATTTTACCTATCTTAACACAATTCAAAACACTTGAAAATTGCTCAAAACAAACTTCAAGTGCTTCCGACAAGGTTTTATCTGTATTTGGATTTATTATCATACCTGTTTAAAGTTCCCATAAAGTTCAGAGCCAACATTTAATTCTATCGTTGTTATACAATTACCAGCAATAGAATCACTAATTATACCTTCGTGCCTTAACCCAAATATCTTGTACTGGCCATCAAACTGTGGAGCATATTTTGAGTTTATCTCTATAACTTGGCCAATCAAAAGCTCTGGTTCAAACAACATCTTAATTATAAGTGTTGATGCTTTTCTTTCTGGCGCGGCTAACAAACCAGAAGCGTCATTTATTAAAGGTACATATCCCACAAAAGCTTCATCTTGACCTAAAATATTTACTTTATCCAAATCTACAAAAACATTCTTATCTGGGTTATATTGCTTCAATATGGCCAGAGGCTTCCCCATCAATGCGATAGGTTCTGTAAATGTATAATCTGTTACAGACCATTTTCCTTTTTTAAGGCTCTTTAAATCGCCCATACAAGCGTTGCAAACATCTTCAGTGGTAGATTGTGCAGAAAGAGTTATATTGACGTTCTGCGTCATATTCCGAAGCCCACAGACAGCTTGTATTCTGGTTATAATATCTGTTCCTTGACGCATACTATAAGCATTCCAAATATCGCCCATAAATATACACGTCATCCCGTGCCCTTCATACGAAGCATTTAAGGCAATCCAAAGTAGGTTTTCTTTTTCAACGTCATAAAACCAATCCTTGAACATATTGTTTCTGGTGTCAGGCGCAAGGTTATAAATATCTATCGTCATATTAGAAACACCAGAATAAACACTTCTAACAACAGAGAATTTGATTGTGATGGGGTTTTTAACAATATAAGCTTCATCCAAAGGCATACCGTTCTTGTCTTGCTTTTGGATTAGAAGTTCATATTTTCTGTTTAATTTAACCTTGGTTTTCTCCATCTAATATCCCAGAAATCTCTTTTAATTCTTGTTTATTTAACATATATAATGAAGCATAGCCCGTTTCAAAGTCTGTAACTTGCCAAGGGTCATTACCATCAATAGTCCCAATCATAATACCATAATCTACCAAATTACGATATTTGTCTAAAACATTTAAAGAACATAAAAGAGCAACCCCATTTACGTTAAACGTTTCAGACTCTAAATCAAGATACCATATTTCATTTCTTGGCATATATCTTAAATTTAGTTTTATCTGTTCGCCCTCATCTGTCACATAGTACAGAGATTGCTTAGAACTAGAATCAATCGTTGTTAGTTTCTTCATCTTGTAACACCCATTAAAACTTTAGACAAAACAGTTGATTTGTCACTTTCTTTTATGTTTTCTCCAGTGGTTCTACCCTTTTCAGACAATGGCTGTCTTAAGAGGTTCTCAATCCCTTTATATTTCTTAGCATCAAACTTTACGGGTTTAAGCTCTGTCAATCTTATTTCTTTAAACGTAATAGAAATGATTGTTTTATCTTCTGTTCTCTCTGGTTGAGAAAACTCGCATTTTGTAATAGCATATCCCTTTAAATCGCCCCAAGGTGTCTTTATATTCACAATCCCTCGAGAATCACGCTTTTCTTTAATCTTATTAAATATCTTTTGTTGCATACTATCAACATCAGAAAGATTTGCCATTCTGTTTAGAAAATTATCTGCAGAATCTATGTAATTAGACACTTTGATAACTTTATTTCTTATACTGTTTACTGTCTTTGTTGTAGGTGGCAAGAAAGAAGCGACACTTGTTAGTTTTGATGGTAAAGAATACAATAAAGATTCAACAGCATCTTTTCTATACCAAACCAATTCGCCCACCTCTCCTGTTATAGTATAAAGTATAGGTTTTACTGATATTTGGTCTTGATAAGCAACATTTGTTTCAACATAGTTGTCAGTTATGTCGTTTTCCATAACTAAATGTTCTTCGCCAACAATGTCTAATTTTATTTCAAAGTCCTCTCCAAAGTCTAAAGCATAGGAAAGAAACTGCTCTCCTTTCTTTTTTAAACCCCCAACTGATTTTACAAGTTTATCAACAATATCCATTATTCAATTAAACTCCCTAAAGCCGCATTTGTAACAACGTCAGAAAACGACGGGTTAATATCATTCGCCAATCTAGCACCCATTTCCTCACTATTTGCATTGATGGTAAATTCCCTATTGTCATAAAAAACTTTTTGAGAACCAACAGGATAACCGCCGACAGGCTTATTTAAATAAGCAAGACCCTCACCAGCCCACGCACCCGGTAAAAAAGCTGCTTTTAATACACCCGTACCGACATCTGCTGCCGCGCCCCATAATATACCACCAGCAACTCCAAATGCGTCAAATATAGCTTGTGCAAACTCTGAGCGTAATGTTTCTTTTGTTTCTTCTCTTGATTTTTTAGTAGTATCGGCAAAAGCCTTAGACATCCTGTCTTCTAGGTTCTCAAGCTCTTTGTTTATATTACCAATGTCGGTATAAAAATCATCTAATGCCTTTATACCATCTGGAGATAACATCCTTGATTGCATTTCTCTGGCTTCTTTTAATTGCTCTGATGTCGCAGAGAACATACGAGCTAACGAACCGGGACTAAATCCAAAATCACTTGCGAATGACAAGAATTGACGGCGTTGTTCATCACTCTCAAGCGTACGCCATCTAGCACGCATTTGTTCCATAAGTTCATCAGGCGAACCACTATGTTGAATACCTAAAAACTTTAAAGATTGAGCAAAACTCTCGTTACCCTTTACTAATTCATTATATCCTTGTCTAACGCTCTCTAATGCCCCTGCAATAGCTTCTCGACTCATCCCAGCACCAGTTACTGCGGACAACGCTTCCCACTTCTGTAAGGCGGCTGCAGTATCTCCTGTAAACGCCGTAAAATCTCTATATGTTTTCGCACTTGTTGAACGCTCATAAGTAAGACCTAACGTTTTTGTCATAAAAGCAGAAACGCCAGTCATTACTGTCGTTAAACCTTTTAAAAACGCCCTATTAGTGGCTCTTTTTTTACGTTCCGCTTCAGCTCTCTCCCTTTTTCTTTTCCTCTCTTGTTCCGCTGCCTCTCTTTTCTTTTGACGTTCCTTCCTTTCTTCATCACGTTGAGCGTTACGTTTTTTTCTTTCCTCAAAGGTTTCTCTTAATCTGTTTTCTCTGTCCCTAGCAATCTGAAGCTTTCCTTCATTTATCTTTAATTGTGACAATGAATCTGTTTTAGGTATATTTAACTCTTGAGTTTCTTTTAACTCTTGAATAACTCTTAATTGTGGGAAACTTTTTAATTCTGGGAGCCCCTTTAATTTACTAGATATTTCATCTATAGTATCCTTAAGCTCAACCATTTGAGCGTTAAATTCCTTAAGCCCAGTATCATCGACTTTAAAACCAATCTCTGCATATAAACTAGATATTGCCTCGGTCATTTAACTCTCCTAGTGTTTCTTGATACTCACGCTCATATTTCTCAAAATGCAATATGTTCATTATAGTATCAATGGGGGCTTTTCGTACTTTGTCTGGGTCGCCCCCGTAATATCCCATCTTGGCTATCCTGATAGACAAAAAAGCAACTTCATCATCTATCTGGACACTTGGAAGCCTCAACTCTTCTTTGCTAATTGGGTTTTTAACAAAGAAATGAGGCTTTTGTAAAAAGGGTAGACATTTACTTTCAAACAAAAGAATAAAATCTCATACAGGTCTTGCCGATTTTCTTCTATATCAAACAATTCTTTCGTAATTCTAACTTCGGCATAAGTACTTTTCTTTAAACATTCAAAACAAGCATTTAATACTTCCATTGAACCATCAATCGCCAAGATTAAAGAATAAGTATCTCCACTAGCAAAAGCAATCTCTGGGTCTATCTTGTTTTCCAAAAGTGCCTTGTTTATCTTCGACTTCAGCATAAAAGCATCATCAAAACTAGCCGGTGCTATAACTACCTTTTTCCCTGTTTCTTTCGTTGTAAATTCCATCTCATCTACCCTTTCCAATTTACATTAGCCAATCGTTCTTTCAATAATACCTTGCATCGTGTAAACAGTGACAGCTTGGTCTGTAGAACCATTGACATTCTCAGATACCTCATACGGAGGCCGTGTGAAGTGCACAGCCTTCAAATAATGAGTATCGAAAACAATGTTTCCAGAGCCATCTCCCATACGCTTTGCAAAACTACCAGCACCGAGAATAAACGCAGAGCTATCCGCCTCATACGATTTATAATAGGTGTTTGTGAAAGAATCATCCGAACTTGCTCTCAAAACACGAAGTGTAATCGTGCATTTCTTACCCTGCTCGTCTTTAGCAATAATCATATTGCCATTCTTACCAACCACTGAGTTTGCAATGTTGTTGTCAACAGCAATCGTGACCACATCTCCATCTGCAAAATCTGTGTAAGTACGACCAAACAAAGTAAACGTGTCTTGTCCAGTTAATCTATATGTTTCAGCCATTTTTTTACTCCTCTACTACAATTAAAATATCTGCCTCGTGGATGGCACCAGCACGCTTACAAGCACCTTGGATAACAGGAGCAATACGTTGTTCACGTTCAGATTGAGCCTGTTGAGTAATCGGCAAACTGTAGATGTACCAACCAACTTCCGAAATATTCTTACGGAACGTAGCGGGGTCACCAAACGTTTGTGCCGAATTCCAAGTACCCGGTGCGATAACACCATTACGAGCAAATTGAATAAAGACTTGGGCCAAAGCATCACGCAACACGGACATACCCGTTTCTGTTTGCGGAATTTTCGTTCCTGTCGTCTTTAAAGCATTGAATAAACCATATTGAGCGGCATACTTCAGAGCGAGATTTTCATAAACCACATCAAAATAGCTGTTTCCACCACTTGACAAAACGCCAACAGCCCCCTGATAGTTGACATAAAGGTCAGCACCAGCGGCTTTTGCATTTGTGTAATCTGTCTGTGTTAAGCCATCATCAGGCAACACATTCACAAGCGTTTTCAAGTTCATCGTTTGCGAAGTGAAAGAACCCGAGAAGTTCACAGAGAAAGCACGGCCAACATAAGCGGCGCAGAACAACTTAGCATCTTCAATACCGTTTGTATAGAGCAAGCAACGTGTCTTCGTCTGTGTGGCGTTTTTAACCGTTGTAATAGCACCAGCAATATCAACCGTAGAAGTAAACGGATGGACAAAGATATAATCACCAGCGTTAATCGTTGTGCTAACAGCAGCGAAAGCCGTATCTTCGAGCGACAATGTCGTCATCACACCAGTAAAGCTAACTTTGTCTTTCATACGAGTGATGGCTTCAGAAATCGTTTCTCCAGAGCTATTTGTACCATTTGTTGTCGTTCCATTCGAAACATCCAAATACGAAGAACCAGAAATGTCTGTTCCACCAACACCACTCGACAAAACAATCGAAGAGCCAGAGCCAACCTTCTTAGAAGCAAACACAATCTTACCTGCATTTACACTAATAAAGCAACATTTTGTCGCGTTGGAAATAACTTTGGCAACATCATCAACCGTTGAACAAGCAGAAAAGTCAAGGTTTGATAAAGTATTGTCAACACTGTCAACCGTAATCTTCAAAGAACCAGCCGTAACCGCCTTGATGGCTGTCAAGTTAGACGTCAACACAGGCGTTGCAAAAGAAGCATTTGTAGCAGATGTTGCATTTTGCATCGGGATAACAACCAAATATCCACGACCAGAATTCAGGTTTGCATTTTGGGCAAACACATTTTGTGCCATTTTCGCCGTTAAAGAGTTAGTGCCATAAGCAGTAACAATATCTGACGGGTCAATGGTAATCATATAAGGTTCAACATTGTTCGGGGTTTCGTGCGTAAACAAAGCAACTTCGTTCACGTTCTTAACGGACAAAGACCGTTCTACGCCCTGAACTGTGACCCTAATGACATTTGAGATTGATAAAATACTCATTTGTTTTTCTCCTTTTTATATTTTACATAATACACCATTATTATGGACTTTGCAACTGAGAGTCATCTTGCCCATCATTAGGGGTTGGGCGAGGCGCTTGAATTGTGTCCAAAATAATTTCCGTTCCGTCAGAATTGATTTCTGCGTTGAACGTATCGTAATACGCTGTCGTCTTTTCTTTTACCTCTGAACACATAGCATAGAATCTTAAGGTATATCTGTTAATATCAGAGCCACCCTCTAATCCAGAAGTATTTATAAAAGACGAAGGTATTTCAAATATCCGAAATTGATACTTATTCTGTATCTCTTGCGAATAAAAAGAGTTGAGAGCCATAGAAACTTCCGCTCTACGAGTCCTCGCCTCTATTGAACGACTAAATATATCTATCTGGACTAATGCCCTACCATAGACAACCTGTCGCTCTGCGTCTTTAATGCTGTCATAATAACTCTTAGAAGAAATAGGGTTAAAATCAACAGCACCAACGACAACAAATAATTCATCCGCATTTGGTGGGATTTTTCTATTCTGCGCACGAACCCAAATATGATTCTGGTCTAATCCCATTTCACTGCGAACAATATCAACAATATAATTTTCAAGTTGCATTCTGCCAATCCCTTATACAATGATACTCAATATGGCCATAATCAGCATAATCTTTTACAGCCATTATTTTGTATTCAATATTACGATAGATAACTCTATCATTGGTTTTCAACTTAACATCTTCTTTCGTGTGGAACCAGTACCAATCCCAAGACCATTGGCCAGCAGGCTTCACTTTAATCTCTTCTGGGTCTAATGGTTGAATAACGCCATCAAAGTTAAAATATCTAATATTTTCAACAACATCACCGAGAGCGTTTACTTCTTGTGTAATTGCCTTTGCTTGCGACCCTTGTGACCACATATTTATACCGAGTTGTGGTCTTGGCAATTTGCTTTTTAAGGAAATCTGTGTACGAGGTAAAACCATTTTATTCTCCTATTTGATATTCCACGCCATCTTTCATAGCACCAGTATCAACTAATGGCATATCAAATCCTTTCTGTTCTATTGTTCTTGGACTGTTGTGTGGGTATCTACTCCAATTTTGTACGTCTTCTATCGAAACTTTAATAGCGTCACGAGCGGTTCTAGCAACAGAAAGCATTTTTTCTTTTACATTATTTAAACTAAATCCATCACCCAAAAATGAGTTACCTGAGTTTAAAACTTCATCCCCAAACGCATCAATTGCGTGTTGAACAAATGGCCGCGGCGGTACCTCTATTGTTTCTCCATCTTCTAAAACGCTAGAACCGCCAAACTCATTTTGAGCGGCTTTGTAGGCTAAATCTGGATTATTTATATATCCAACCTTAATATTCTTTTTAAATTCTTCACAAGCTTTTAAAACTTTTTTTAGGCCAGAGTTATCAAGTTTTACTTTACAACTTACGGTAGCGACCATCCTGCAACGACCCCCACGTTGCCCACCAATCTCGGATATAGCATATTCAAATACTTTAATCCAAAACCGTTACGGGCATAAAAACCAAGAATGGGGTCTTCTAAATATGCCTTAGGAATATAATATCCCTCAGACACACTTCCAACCTTTACTTCGGTTGCTGGGAAGTTTACAGACCCATAAGCACCACCAGCCGCAACAGACAAATCATACGCCAAATAAAATGCGGCCAAATATAAAAACATTAACTGGGCGTCTTCATCTACGCCACACAACCCCTCATTAAACGTAACACTCGCTTCTTTAAATGCCCTCTCAATGTCGCAATCACAAACATAATCTGTTTTTTGTACCCCACTTGCAACAACCCAATAGTATTCATCGGTGAAGTCATCCGAAGAATTGTTGTCAACCACAGACGAATAAAACACCCCATTGTTATAAACAATATCGTCTTTGGCGTATGATTTTCCATAAATCCAAACAGGTAAGTAAGGGAAGTTACGCGGAAATTGCGACTTAAACGTATCTGCGTTCACGACATTCAATAATACCGACATAACTTCCCCTCCTATCTTACTTTTTGGACTTTGCTTTGCGAACCGAAACCTTAGCAGGCTTCACTTCTTCTACTACTTCCTCTTTAGCAGGTTCAGCAGCAGGAATAACCTTTACTTCGGCAATATCAAGGCAAAAGATTTCGCCCGGATAACCTTTAACCAAAGCTTCGGCAACTTTTTCGTCTTGCAGGTCAACTACTTCACCCGGTTTAATAGAACCACCGTTAAAGCAGAATACTCTTTGACTTTCGTTTTTAATACGCATACTCAGTCCTCCTCAATTACGAACCAGATTGATTATCCAAGTACAGTAATTCTTGCGGGCGCAAGCTCAGCACACCAGAGTGTTGGGCATAACCAACGTTACGGAATGTAAAGCCTTCAATGCTGTTCGCAACAGTGACTGTGTAATCAACAGGGATGTCGAAACGAGAAACTTCTTCATCATAGCGACCCAAGACATAACGGTCATAAGACAGCTTGCCATCGGATTTGTCAGCCATAGCATAGACCAACGGCTTGATTTCGAATGTTTTACCAGTGATGTCAGAAACAGCACGCTCCAAGATTTCTTTACGAGTACGGAGCATGAAGTCACCAACATAGGTACCCATTCCATTGTAATCAGCCTGCGGCATCCACAAATAGTCAGGATATGCAGTGTAGTTGTTGTTCGCTTGGAACACCTCAACCAACTTACCAGCAAAAGCATTGATTTGAGCAACTGTCATTTCAGAAACTTTCGCAGTAACAGCTGTCGTATTCACAGTAACATCGGACAGGTTCAAAGCACCCTTCAGAGCACCATCAGCAGAACCCAAGAATACAGTCTTCTGCAAACCCAAATCCCAGTTCTTTTTACGAGATTTTTCTTTAGCAGCAACGATGTCCCAAACTCCAGTACGAGAAGCTTCAGCAATTTCCGGCAAAGACCAAGCCAATTCTTTGGCCCAAGTCTTCACAGGGATTGTCAAAGCATCAACAGCGGCGTCAGTTGTCGCCAACCGAGTACCATTACCTTGGTCAATGTAACCCTTTTCAAAGTCACCACCCGTCACAAAAGAACGGAAAGCAGTGATGTTGGAAGCCCAAGCAGTACCTTCACCAACACGAGTCGGCACGTAATCTGCAAACGGGATTTCATAGAATTTTTGTTCAGCGACCGTTTTCAACACAGCAGTCAATGTCGTGACATCAATGTTGTACCCATACTGATGAGCAGCAGCATTCGTCAGCATTTCAGCTTGAGAAAGTTCTTGGTCGTTCAACAAGGAGGCCGCTTCAACACGTTCACCTTTAGAATTCATAATCAAACTCATATCTTTTTCTCCTTATTAAGCATTAGCAGTTAAAGCAACAGGAGCAGTAATCCGAACACGGATTAAGTCCCCTTGAGCCGAAGCCGATTCCATAGAATATCCAATGATGGATTTCGCAGCACCAGCAGCAGCAATACGAACATTCGTCAAGTCAGCGACATTAACAGCCACACCTGCATTGATAGAAGTATTGGCTTCCATATACATAACATCGTTAGCATACGAAACTTCAACCATATCTCCAGCAGCGTATTCAGCTTTCTTCGCTGTCCATTTAACAAAACCCATAACCACAGAACCAACCGTAGCTTTCACAAAATGCGGAAGCTTCGTGGAGGTGCTGACAATAGCCACGGGGTCGCCCGGCTTCAACGCAGTTGATTGCGTAGAATCAACAAGCCCAGCATAAGAGTCCAAGTTTGCTTGCAAATCCAAGCGACCTTTAATTTCGCTTGTCGGAGCAAATTGGTTCATTTGATAAGCAAATTTAGTTTCCATTTTATTCTCCTTTAATTATTTTTTACCATAACGGTCTTTGCCTAATTTTAAGCCAGTAGCCATCGTAGAAATTTTATTCCCACAGATAGCCTGCTTTGCGTTTTTAAGAGCTTCAAAAAACGAATTACTTTTAGAATTGTCCTTTTCTTCGGCCGGCTCTTCTTCCTTTTTATCGTCAGCTTCATCGGCGTTTTCTTTGGGTTCTTCTTCTTTTTCTTCGTCTTCTGCGTTCTTACACGCATTATCAGCTGGTTTATCTTCTTCGGCATTCTCTTTTTCTTCAGCCTTGTCTTCGTCTTCGTTTTTACCGCAGGCGTTTTCTTTGGCTTCATCCTTTGAATAACCGAGTTTTTCAGCCAGACCGATAATAGTTTTTACCTTTTCAGACAGACCACCTTCAAAATCGCCATCTTCTTTGGCTGCGATAGCGGCGATTTCACGGATTAACTTCCGATGGTCTTCGTCTTCGGCATTCTTTTTGTCTTCGGCAATCTTCTCTTCAATAGCGTTCTTGACCGTTTCTTTAATCTTTTCAGACAAACTTTCGGCCACGGAATTTTGAACAGAAGCTACCAAAGCATCCATATCTTCTTTGGAAAGCATTTCATTCTCCTTTGAATTTTTTAATTGTTCCAATTCCTGTTTTCTGTCCTCATTGAATTTTTTGTATTCATCGGGTGTCATAATAACAGCCTCCTCATACCGAGGATTATCAACAAGAGCGAGATGACCATACGTTCCATTCTTTACCTCTTTCTGGTAATTTATGTCGTGATAGACACCACCGCTCCCATACTCGGTTGGGAGATATGCATTAGACACAGCCCAACCCTTTTCAATGTAGCCTTGGGCTTCATCATCAGCCATAATTTCAGCCCACCAAGCTCCATCAAACTCATTATAAAAACTTCTTACAACCACGCCAACCTTATCTTCTTTTAAAGTATTCATATTGATTTTATCAACGTGGCGAACAAACAAAGGCTTACCCTCAAAAGAACTATTCATCTTCTTGAGAGCCTCATTTGTTACAAGATACAAATTGTCTTTTCCATCTTCATAATAATGTACTAAACCCTCTTTAATATGTCGGGCATAGAACCTTTTAGAAAACCTCTTATCGTTTTGTAACATTACACCTTTCCTGTAAATAATAATTTATTTTATAACTTTTTTAACCACTTGTCAAATGGACTATCCACCAACAGCAACATACCTCTTGGTTCTCTTAGATTTATATGGGAAACTTTCCTCTGGTAATGGCTTCTTTTCACGGTCAGGCGTTGTGAACTTATTACTTGTCACATCTACCTCTTTTACTTTACCTTGTTCACTTGCCATAGCCTCTTTTTCTGGCTTATTAGGATATTTCAAATTACCGTCTTTTCCGCCACCCTGTTCTTCAGGATTATCACCCGCTTCATCAGCACCCCCAAAGAATTTACTAAACAAACCCCTTTTCTTTTTCTTGTCTTCTGATTTTTCCATACCTATCTT